GGTCTTGATGATGTTGCGGTAGCTACTGCGGCTATAGGAGCGGTAGGTACAGAATTTAGTAGTGTTTTAATTCCTAAATTTGCCGCACCTGAAACGGCATTACCTGCTGCCGTAACAGCACCTGTTGTCAAGTTAATTACATTATTAAGACCACCGGTAATTGTACCGACAATATTATTTAATCCACCAATTACAGATGCCATAGTAAAATCTGCAGCTTTAAATAATCCTTGATTAATAGGATTGACACCACAGACACTAATATTTAATGCTTTAATAAGATCTTGTATTGCTTTTACACCAGAGACAGCTTTATTTAGCATCCCCATCAATTTGAATAAACCTATTTTATTAGCAAACGATAAAATAGCATTACGGATAGCCCCAACCGCGGTTCTAACAATACCTGAAACAATTCCTTGAACAGTATTGCCAAGAAAATTAAATATCGAATTAACGGAAATAAGACTATTATTTAAACATGGTAATGATGATAATGTTCCGAGTGGGTCAACCGCTTTTTTAATGTCTAAAACATCGCTGGTATTATCTTTACTAGCAGAAGCTGTTGTTGGTAATCCTGCATTTGCCATATTTCCTTGGACAGCGGTTGTAACATTAGCACCTTGACTACTGTTTACAGAAGAAATACTTGCGGTGCCAGAATCAATATCTGAAATTGAAACTCTATTATCATTTAATGAAGAATATGGGTTATTAGGATTGCCTTGGGAAGATTGAGGAATACTACCAGTATTTGTATTAATTCTTGGCGCACCATTAAGAATTTCATGGTCTATAGGATCACCTGCTTTGCCAATTGATCCTATGACTAATGGATATTGAAGATCATTACCGTCAGCCCAGAATCCTACAACACGAGAACCAACCACCAATCCAACTGGCGCGGATCCTATTCTACCGATAGCAGCTGAAGTTACAGATTGTGTTACTTGTGCCCATGGTAAAGCGGAATCAGGTATATTGGTTCTATCATCGTGTCGACCATATACTCTAATTTTAACTCTTCCAGATTGATGAGGATCATTTACATCGACAACTTCACCAATCCAATATATCATATTTTGACCAAGATTTCTCTCAACCATAATTTAACCCTCTCGATAGCGACCTTTTAGACATTCTACAATACACGTATATCTAGGTTTTTCTGCGACAAGACCTATTTTATGATGAATTCTGGAAATAAGAAATTTACCGGATAATAATGGATCTTCCGTAACAGTACCAGTTGTAGCTGAATTATTTGGGAAAGTACAATTAATAGTAGAACCTGGTGTTAATACAAAATCTCCTGGTACTCTTATCTTTAATGCATTTTGTAATAGTAATGCTATATATGCTTCTAAATTAGGAGTGCCTTCAGGAATATTGGTTACGGGTCTTTGTGAATTATCAATGGGTATAAATGATTGTGGTGGTATTCTTGGTTTCAAGTATCTGTTAGAAAATGCCCCTGAAACATCTGACCCGGCACCACCGTCCTTAAAAATAGTATCATTTGTTGGAACATCTCTAACATTATATTCCCAAGTGGTAAAATTAAATGTTGTTACCCTTCTTGGGCCACCATAAGTTACTCGATCAAGTGATGATAATGCTGTAGGTACTTGATATGATAATATATTTCTATCTAGATCAGGACTTAGTACATTAACATTTATAGCACTAGATTGTACAAAACTTTTAACCGGACTTGTAGCAAATAAATTTTCAATTGTAACAAATTTGAATATTTGATTATCCCCATTTCTAGTTTCAAAAAATACATAAGATGATGATTGATTTTCAACTGATATGGATCGTGATTTTACAAGATTAATTGCTTTATATGGACTTAAATTACTTACAGGTAATATTTGTGGTCCTTTGGTTTGTTCCGTAATTATTTGTTTATCAGTATGAAGATATGTTTTTGCTATATCTTCAACTATCTGTGAATTTAATACGTTCTCATAACCTTTTTGTACGTATTCATTTTGTGCATACATGGCTTCAATACTGACACATTTCAGTACATACATTTTTGCTCTTTGATTTAGTAGTTGTTGACCTTCGCCACGTTCATAAAGAGCAAATTTATAATGTGCTTTAACATCACTTGGACTTACTAGATTAAATTCAACTAATTCATCACCAAGCAAACGCAAATTGCCGACAATATCTTGTGAATCAAGAACTGTTATATCACAAACTATTCCTGGTGTAAAGATACTTTCATAAATTGATGCTGATACAAATGATGTTGTAAGTGTCAAAGAACCACGAGGAGAAGTTATAAGTAATTTCTCTACCCTTACATCACCAATCGAAATATTATTTCCCATTTATTTTAACAAAGCCTTTAGTTCACCTGCAATTTGAGTTGAATATTGTTTCTTTAAAACTTGAATTGACTTATTTTTCTCATTAATTTCAGCTTCATATTCATAATAATAAACTGGACTCCAATAAGTTGTTTCATTTACAGGAATATTATTTGTTATAAGAGTTGCATTGGTATAAAGTGTTTTAACTCGAGTTTCCCTACCCATAATATAATGTGTGGAACCATTTTCAGTTACATTACCAGATGTGTGTTGAATTAAAAGTGGTGAAACACTTGTTTGTCCATTTGTTGCTATATACTCAACACTTTTTCCACAAACTTGACCACTTCCTATAATTGTATTACCATTATATACATCAACTATTTCATCCGTAACAAATGCAGGAGCTTCGACTGTATATTGAACAACCGCGTTTGTTGTTAGTTTCCAGTCAATCTGTTTACGTTTATAACCAAGTGGAGTCATGGAATAAAGAATATCACCATAAACTGGTTCATAAAATCGTTTCAGTGATGGATACAAACTTTGGAAAGTTATTTCAGAAATCGTGCCCTCATTAATATACCAATTATTTCTATAGTACTTTATTTTTGAAGTAGCATTTGATAAACTACCATATTTCTTGGTAATAAAATCATTAAAACTTGCTTGGTCTAGATACCAATCATAATACGGGTCGATTACTTTATTCGTTATATGAAGAATCCAACCCATATATTCATCTTGATAATAACGATTTGCTATTTCATCTGGATGTTCATTTTGTTGAATATCATATGGATAATAAAAGATAGGATTATTATAAACAGAATTAAGCGTTTTTACTCGTTCGGTAATGTTACGAACTGGAGCACCGTTATATCTAATAATAGGAAATTTTTCGAAATATTTTTCAGCCATTCTTTAAATTCCTAATTATTGAAAAATTAAAGGTATTGGATATAGCATCAATGCCAGTTTATTAACGATCATAGATTTGACCTTCCGGTATTGGTGTTATAGCCGCCGGTTCACCACGATCATAGATTTGACCTTCCGGTATTGGTGTTGGAGCTCCCGGATTTGGTGTAGGTACAACTTGATTTGTTGTTTGACCTGGTCCTGTATTATTATTTGTTGGTGGTGTTTGTCTCGAATTTGTTAATCCCGGAACTCCCCAATGCCAATCAGTAAAGGAAAAAACGACTTTAACAACCATAAGGTTATTTTTATCGTTCCAAGATAATCCTACATTACCTAAAGAACTTGGAAAAGCTTCAGTAAGTATTATGGAATTAATTGGTAGTCCTTCATTATTATACACCAAAATTTCAAAATTAGGCGCGATATATTCGCTTTTATAACGAGCAACATACATGCGATCCGTATCAAAATTAAATATTTGATTTATCCAACTACTAAAAAATTTCCATATTCCATTTTGTTTGTCTTCAATAAATGAAATGGATATATCATTAAAATTTGGATTTATGGGGGTTTTTTGTTGCGGGCCAATACCATAACGAAAAGAATTTGCAAACTCAAAAGAAACTCCTGGAATTTCAATCGAGGATGCTCTAAAAGTTAAATCTTCTTCTCTATATGAATTTAAGTAAAAATCAGGAGAACTGCCTGTTGGTTTACTGATTTTGATCAAAAATTTGTTATTCTGTAGCGTACCACGTTCATTAATTTTTGTGGAAAATTCAGCTATGTTAAATCCGGCCATTAGATCATACCTCTTGAATCTTTCCAGACTTGTTCTTTAGTTGCTTTCTTGAATTGCTCTGTCGGTAACATCAATGCTGAATCCCAATTTGTAGGTTCAATATTTAGGTAACTGCTTTGAACATAAGCACCAAGATAATGTTTAATGCATGGTTTAAAATAGCGATAACGTGATGCATTGCTTAAAATGCTATATGATATTTTAAGTTTTGTGGTATCATTATAAGTATCATTATTGATTGTTTGATATATGGCATTCATCAACTTTGCTCTAAGAACAGGTGGCAAATAATGAAGATTAATACCCAAAAATCCATCTTTTTTTAAGTCAATTGGAAACACTAAAGGAAACATATCATAATAAGGAAGTGTTTCTTTATGTTTTGGCAAATACGAAAACATATACATTTTACCAATTGATTCAGCATCAATTGAATTAACTAAATTTTCACGATCATCCAACATCAAATTTTTATTGACT